GGCGACGCGGTGCAGCTCGATGCGCTCAACGCCTTCATGGCCGAGATGTCGGCCGAGGTCGATCTGAGCCGCGCGAACTCGGCGCTGCTGGCCGAGGCCCTCGCCGTCGAGGCGGCGCAGACCCGGCTGGCGCTGCCGGCCTATGCCGGGCCGACTACGGTCGAGGGCATCAGCGGCCCGCAGCCGCACCCGGACCAGGTAAAGGACGATGCCGAGCGCGCACAGGCGCAGGCGGCGATCGACACGGCCAGCGCGCAGGTGCTGGCGCTGGTGGCGTCGCGGGTGCCGCCGGTGCCGGAGCCTGAGCCGGCGCCGGAGGGGGTGCCCGGTGCCTGATCCGCTGCTCTCCGCCGCGATCCGCGAGGCTTATGCCAGTGCGGGGCCGGGCGTGATCCTCGACACGCTGGAACTGTCGCACCCCGACTTCACCGAGCCGGTGCGCGTGGTGCTGGCCTACGATGACTTGGTGGCGACGCTGGAGGACGAGGTGACCGCCGCGACGTTCAAGGCCTTCGCGTTCGATAT